TACCTATTACTTCATATGCTTGTTGTTTAAAGTATCCTGCTAATTGGATTCTTGACATTAACCTACTAGTTTGTTCAAGGTCTAATTTTTGAAAATGCTGAAAGTTTAATGCATTCTCTGTATTTGTGATTGATGTGTCCAATGGTAACATCTGGAAGTTCTTCATTGCAACATAAGCTTTAGCTAAGTTGTTTTTACCCCAGTCTTCACCCATTGAGTGTCTTGGTAATGCATTCTGGTCTAGTAATATTACTGTACCTAGTTCATCAACAAGTATATCCGCTATTTGATTGTTTACAATGTTGTATCCTATTTGGAAAGGTTTCATTAAATCAATTAATGCTGTAGACTTAGTATTTCTATCTGAGAATACTGCACCTTCTACTGGTAACTTACAACCATATATAGAATTGTCTCCTTTAAATTGGAATCTTAATGGTCCTATGTTTTGTTTATCAATACCAATATATAGTGGTGTAAATCCACCAGGATTATTCATACCCCAGAATGATGGAATATTAGGTCCAATTTTTACACCACCCCATACCTCATTAATCCAAATCCAATCTATGTGCTCTCCATATACTAAATTGTCTTTAGTTTTATTTTTAAAGAGTCTTGTATCATATATAGGATTATCTGTTACTTTATAATCTTCTGTGATGATCTCTGTAATTACTTCACCTGAGTCAGTAACTTTAGTTAAGTGACCTACTTTTCTTTGAGATTTCCAATAAGCTGTAGTTACTCTCAATAAGTATGCTGTACCTTGATCATAATAATCTTCTCCTTCTCTTAAGATATAGTTTACAATATCTCCTGCATTAAAGATATTATTAGCTGCGGCAGTTGAATATTGTCTGAATCCTAATGAAGGCATGTTAGTATTCCACTCATGTGATTTAGTAGCATCATAGAATGATCCGTCATTCTGTACACCACCAATATTGTATCCTGCTGATCTAATTGGATAAATAGCTTCTAGTGAGGCCATTTGATCTTCATTCATCATATATCCATACTTATCAATAACATCCGCTACTGTAAGCATATCTGTTTTACCAACCCAGTTAGATTGTGATATATATCTAGCATCAGGAGATTTGTGATAGAATGTAAGTACAGGATTCCATAACTCTACGTCATAATCATCTTCCATCATACGCATATGCCAGAACTCTCTATCTGTAATAAGCATATCTCTGAAACCTCTTTCCTCTAACTCATCCATTCTGAATCTTTCAACATCTACTTCATGTTGGTGAGTAGCCCATTGTTCTACAACTGATCTGTAATCTTTTTTAAAGAAAGATTCTATTTCAGGCAATGATTTAAGTTTTTCTGGTGCTAATTGTTGTTGAGCCTCTTCAGATTCTGGATCAAGTCCTTGTTCTATCATTGCTGATATAATCTTCATGCTTGCATCAGACATAAGTACATCTTCTACCATTTGTCTTTTTTGCTCCATCATCTCATTATAAGAGCCTTCATCAACTGCACGGTATGATAACTTGCTTGATCTTTTAGCAAACTCAGCTACAAGAACATTGATAACATTAGGTATAATTGGGTAGAACTTTAACTCAAGTGCCGATGCATCCTCTTTAGTAAGCGTCTCAATGATATCTCTGTAGTCATTATCTTCTTCTACAATGTAATCAGATTTATCTATGACACCTTTGGCTAACTTATAATTTTTCATTAACCTACGCGCATTTCTCTTGATCTGTTTAAGACCATTCCACTCTAACCAGTCAAGATTCCATGCAGCCCACTTGTCATCTTTTTCCTTTTTAGGGATAAACTGTAATGGTTGAGTAATACTACCTAATCTATTATGTTCTGTTTTGGCTCCTTTCTTAAGCTGTAGCGCATTATATACTTGCATATTTTTTTATTTTAAATTCTTAAACGGTGATCTATTTAACTTTTGATTTGGACCAAGACCACTTCTTCCCATATGTCTAAAAGGACTACTCTTTAATTTATACAAATTTTCAGACTTTTGCAACTTTTTACTTGCATCATCCATTACAACTCTCTTAGTATAACCTAGATTAGCTTGTTGAATTTTAACAAAAGATACTAGTGCAGCAAAAGCTACGAGTCTATCCACGTTGAGTCCATCCTGATAAGCTTGCATTTCTTTAAGCAACATGATGTCTGGAATCCTTTCTACACCATAGTGTATCTTTACTGTAGTACCATCATCTTTTTGTATATGATCTATTTCTTCAGTAAGATACTCAATAGTATAACTGAGCATGTGATTTTTGAATAATGTACCTGTATTTCTCCAACCATATTCCTGGAATACGTTAGCATTAGCTCCAACATCTTTTAAGAATACTATTTGATTTCTATGTACCAAATATCTTTGTTTTTTTCTAGTTATCATATGATTGATAAACTGAGATATATTGTTCTCTACTATTGTCCATGCATTATACCATTCAATAATGAGTTCTAATCTTTCATGTGTTTTATTGATGTCATCAAATCTACCACACCATGCAGCTACAATTTTATCTCTTTCTATAAAAGTCTCTGCTTCACCGTTAGTAACTTTAGTTACTTCAACCGGTGCTTTCATTACATATATAGAACATAGTGATTCTGAGGTAGTTGTCTTACCTTCTGCTACGGGGTCAATTGATGCATAGTACATTCCAAATGTTGGATCAGGTACTGGTCTTTCCCATACTACTAATGTACCAGTTTTATCTTCTGTCTTTTTAGATATAGGAAACTCTGCTATAGGTAGTTTATTAGTTGACTTAACTTTTACTTTACCTGTTTCATCTCTAGATATATCTAGATACTCTGAAGAGTATTCTTTCTCCTCTATTCTTTTTACTTGTGCATTAACAAGATGTGGAGGAAACTTAGATGCTTTTCTAAATGCAAAAGCTTCTTCTATATTTCTTGGATGCTGTGATACCTCAAGCTGGTAATCTTTAGCTTCTTTATTCTTTTTGATTTCAGCAAAGAATTCATCAAGAGCTACTAATGCTTCTTCTACCTGGCTATTTCCATAGTTATCTATGTATGGAGGCATAGACCATTGTTCAGGTATAAACAAACCTGACTTACCTATTGTACCATCTTTATCTATAAGATTAGTCTCAACGGCATATATATCATTGCTTAATGGATCTAGTATCATTTTCTTTAAGGGCTCACACTGATCCAAATCCCCTACAGATCCTGCAGCAATAAATAATCCGGTAGTAATCATACCTGATTTAAGTGCGGGTTTAATATATCCAAATGTTGTATCCATCTTGGGAGCAATTCCTGCTTCTTCATGGAAGAAGTATTTTACTGGACCCCCTACACCATTTGTTGGATCTTTCTCAAAAGACATACCTTGCATAGTTCCTTTTAAACCTGCTTCAGTTTTTCTATCTCCTTTTCTGACCTCAATCTTTTGTTGCCACATCATTACTTTGTCTGGAGACATTGGACGGTACCATGCTGTATGCTCATTCAGGAAAGCTGCATATTCAGATAAGAATTTCCAGGTCCCTTTCTCATTAATGTAATCTTTAAGTGATGCACCCATCTTTAAAGTAACACCGGCCTCAAACCATAACTGATTAATAAGCTTACCTGCATGAAAGTATGATGATGCTATCTGACGTTTTTTAAGAATAGCTACGTGCATGTAGTTTATCTCAGCAAGTATTTCATATAACGCCATGTGATATTGCGCATCCCTGATTTTTGCAAATCCAAAATTCTGCTCCTCCTTATCAAAGATAGGTAAGAAGTTTAACCACATGTAATAATCCCTGGTAAGGTACCATGTATTAGTTCTATCTTTAATGATAAGTCCTAATCTACATTTAGCTTTCTGATCATCCCAGTAGTTAATAAAGTCTTTAGATTTAAATGGAGCAACACAATATACTTTATTTCTATTGAATCTTGTAGACTCAGAATTAAATAGCTGATTACTTATCTCATTAAAATTATATTGACCCGGTTCTTTAAATATAGATAAGACAAAGTCACCAAAGTCTTTTCTAGATTCAAAAGATGTAGTAGTCCAAGTACCATTATCCCAAGTAGGTATATCTGAATATATATTTTCCATATAATTATTTATTGATCATAAGCCATACCTATACCGCCACGTACCTTACTAGATTGCTCATCCTGTAAGTCTTTATATACTCCTTTGAATGAAGCTCTAATCTGGTCAAAGTTTTTAGCTGCTGCAATTAATGAATTTATATTTCCATCTCTACCTGCACTAATAGCTGTAGTCTCCATGTATCTAGCTAATCTATCTAACATAGATGACATACCTTTATAAGCTCTTGATGTTGGAGTTTCATACATTCTTCTACAAAACTCTAATGCTACATATATATCTTGATCTTCAGTAGAAAACTCTGCTTCT